CAAATACGAACCCGCTGACGTACAACGGCTACATCACGCAAGTGGCCACGATGGCCATCGTGAATACGCAAACCGTAAGCGGCGTCGTTCAGGGTGTTGACGCCGCCTTCAACAGCGTCACCCCCATGATGCTGGACTACGCCGAATTGCGTATTCAGCGCGACCTCGATCTTCTCCCGCTGCAGACCAGCCGCACCTACACCACCACGACCGGCTCCAATATGCTCACAATTTCGGTCAACGACTTTGTGACTTTGCAATCATTTGAAGTAGCCGCGTCCGACGGCAGCACGACGCCCCTTCTTCCGGCGACGAAGGAGTTTTTGCAAAACGTCTACGGCGGCTCCTCGACCACCGGGACGCCCGCCTACTTCGCTATGTACGGTGGCGACCTATCAACCGGCGGCAACACCAGTAACATCATCATGTATGGGCCTTATGCCGACAGCGCCTACCCGGTGACCATAACCGGCACTATCCGGGCTCCTAGCCTCTATCAATACGCCAATCCGTCCCAGGCGGGCACCTCCACGACCTTTATCAGCACCTACTACCCAGACCTTCTGGTCATGGCCAGCATGGTCTACATCAGCGCCTACCAGCGTAACTTCGGGCGCGGCAGCGATGACCCCGCGATGGCGCAGAGCTACGAGGGCCAATATCAGTCCCTGCTGCGGGGCGCGATTGGCGAGGAGTACCGCAAGAAGTTTGAGGCGTCGGCTTGGTCCTCACTCTCCACTTCGCCGCCCGCCACGCCGACGAGGTAAGCCATGCCTCACGCAAGCGTTAAGCTCATCCCCGGCGTCAACCAGAACGAAACCTCCGTCCTTAATGAAACGGGGGTCTCGTCATCTCAGCTTATTCGCTACATTTATGACCCGCAGCTTGGCGGCCTGATCCAAAAACTGGGCGGATGGACCAAGTACTACCCCAACACCATGTCCGCGATTGTGCGCGCCCTGTGGGCTTGGGAAGATGACAACTCAACTTCACATCTCGCCGTCGGCACCGAAAACGTCAGCACGACCGCGACCCTATCTGTCATCACCAATGGCGTGCAGCAATCAATTACACCGCAGACATCCGCAGACAGCGTGTCCGCAGTTGTGTCGTCAACTTCCGGCAGCAGCTACCTTCTTATTACCGATACGACGACTGAAAACCTGACAAATTACGATTCAGTCTATATCGCAACGCAAATCAGCGTCGGCGGCGTCGTGCTTTTCGGCTTGTATCCTATTGACCCCAATGGCTACATCAGCGTGACGCAGTACACTGTTCAGGCCTTAAATCTTCTGGGGGTGCCGCAGCCTGCGTCGTTTACTTCCGCCACGTCGTCATTCACCGGCTCTATTTCCGGCACGACGCTGACGGTTTCAAGCGTCACCGGAACTGTCCAAGTCGGACAAACCATTACAGGGACCGGAGTTACGGCGGGTACATTTATCGTTTCAGGAAGTGGCACGTCCTGGGTTGTTAACAATAGCCAAACTGTATCCAGCGAGGCCATGACGGGCAGTCCGTCTTCGGTTCCCGCATTGCTGACAACGAATGCGTCGCCCAATGTCACCGTAATCCTGCAAAATCATGGATACACTGCTGGAAGCACGTTCCCGATCCTTGTTTCCACGACCATCGGCGGTGTGCAATTTTACGGGAACTACATTGTCCAGTCGGTTACCGACGCCAACACGTTCGTCATCACTAGCGGCACGCTGCCGACCTCTACTACCTCGGGCTACATCAACGGCGGCAACGCCTACTACATCTACTGCTTTGGCGTCGGGGCAATCCCAGCTGGGACCGGATACGGCATAGGCGGATACGGCACTGGCGGATACGGCACCGGCACTGCCATCACTCCCGCCACCGGCACAAATATTGCCGCCATTGACTGGACAATGGACAATTGGGGGAACGTGTTGATTGCATGTCCCAATACGCCTACAGCGTCCGGTCTTCCGCAATTCGACCCCATCTATCAGTGGGGCGCCACTGGCGGCTCCCCGACAGCCACGGTTATCCAGCAGGCTCCCCCGGTCAATACGGGGGTTCTCGTGGCGATGCCACAAAGGCAAATCATTGCCTACGGCTCAACCTTCACAGGGATTGTTGATCCCCTTTTGGTGAGGTGGTGCGACGTCAATAATTACGGCGTGTGGGTCGCTCAAGTTACCAACCAAGCTGGCTCCTACCGTATCCCCAAGGGCTCCCGCATCGTGGGTGCTATCCAGGCCGCACAGCAAACCCTGCTGTGGACCGATATCGGCTTGTGGTCGATGCAGTACATCAGCCAGCCCTACGTCTACGGGTTCAACGAGGTCGGCACGGGATGCGGCCTGATCGCCAAGAAGGCGGCAGCCTCAATCAATGGCGTTGTCTACTGGATGGGGCCGTCTCAGTTTTTCACCCTGGCGGGTGGCGGCGTTCAGACCGTTCCGTGCCCGGTCTGGGACGTCATTTTCCAAGATATTGACCAGAACAACACAGACAAAATCCGCGTGGCGGTGAACTCGCGGTTTAACGAAATCTCTTGGTTTTATCCTACCTCCACGAGCATCACCGGCTCCATCTCTGGCACAACCCTGACCGTCTCCTCGATCCCGCAGAACGGCAAGATTGTCGCCGGTCAGACGCTGTCTGGCGCGGGCGTCTCCGCCGGGACGAAGATTGTATCCGGCGGCGGATCGACGTGGACCGTAAGCATTTCGCAGACGGTGGCCTCCGAATCCATGACGGTAAGCGGAGAAGTCACCAGCTACGTTAAGCTGAACGTCGGACTAAACAACGCTTGGGACTTCGGCGTCCTCGGGCGCACGGCCTGGGTTGATCAGTCCGTTCTCGGCCCTCCAATCGGGGCGGACCCAAACACAAAGTACCTATATCAGCACGAAACCTCTACTGACGCTGATGGTCAGGCGATGCTGTCCAGCTTCCAGACCGGCTACTACGCCATGTCCGAAGCTGACGTTAAGATGTTCGTGGATGAAGTGTGGCCGGATATGAAATACGGCTACTACGGCGGATCGCAGAGCGCGACTATTAGCATGACGTTTTACACCGCCGACTTCCCCGGCCAGACGCCGCAAGTCTTCGGTCCCTTTACCTTTAACCAAGCCACGACGTTCTTTTCTCCCCGCTTCCGGGGTCGTCTGACTTCGATTGCAGTATCCAGCAGCGACGTCGGGTCGTTCTGGCGGATCGGTGGCATCAGGTATCGCTATCAGCAGGACGGGAAATATTAATGTCCTCTCTCTCAGACATCCTGACGACAGCCAAAAACATCGTCACCGCCGTCAATGGCGCCGCGCAAAACTACCTAAATGTGCAGGGTGCGCAGAGCTTGGCGGGCATTACGTCGGCTACGGTTGTGAAGGCTTCTTCAGGCCGGGTGGCTGTCGTAAGCGTCGTGGTCGCGGGGTCGGCTGCTGGCGCGATTTACGACGCCAACTCGGCTTCCGCTACGACCAACAAGCTGTGGACGATCCCTACGACGGCTGGGCTGACTACGATTAACCTTCCCACCAACTACGGCATTGTCGTGGCCCCCGGCACCGGCCAGACCATCGCCATCAGCTACTCGTGAGGACATCATGCCGTTAAAAAGTGGTTCCTCACAGAAAACAATCTCCTCGAACATTTCCGAGATGATCTCGGCTGGCCATCCGCGCGATCAGGCGATTGCGGCGGCATTGAATACGGCGCGGGAAGCTAAGGCTGGCGGGGGCGGCCTCTACGCCAACATCCACGCCAAGCAGGAGCGCATCGCCCACGGCTCGCATGAGCATATGCGTAAGCCTGGGTCTGAGGGCGCTCCGACGAATGAGGCCTTTAAGCAGTCGGCGCGCACGGCGAAGGCTGGTGGCGGAGCGTTTCACATGAAACACGCCAACGGGATGCATATGAAGCTCCACGTCGGCCCGATCCACAGCCCGGTTGCGGGACGCACGGACCACCTGCCGATGCACGTCCCATCCGGCTCCTACGTCCTGCCCGCCGACATCGTCAGCGCCCACGGCGAGGGCAACACGATGGCTGGTTTCAAGGTCATGCGCCGCATCTTCGGCGGCACACCATACGGCCAGGGCGCGGGCGTCTACGGGCAGGGTAGCGGCCCATACGGCGAACCCTTGGCGACCGGTGGAGAAGCCGGGTCCGACGGCCCCGGCGTGCCTATCGTAGCCGCAGGTGGCGAATACGTCCTCTCGCCCGAGCAGGTCCGCGAAGCTGGAAACGGCGACCTCGACACGGGCCACAAGGTTCTGGATGAGTTTGTTAAACGCTCCCGCAAGGAGCTTGTGAAGACCCTCAAAAATCTGCCGGGTCCAAAGAAAAGCTAGGAATTAATTATGTCTGACGACACCGATCTGAAAATCCGTATCGCCACCGTGGATGACATGGACGAGATTATGCAACTCGCCCTCGCCGCCTGCGACGAAAATGGTTTTCTTAACCCTAACCCAGGGAAGCTGGCCGCTGAAATCTGGCCCGCGTTGAACCAGGATCACGGACTATGTGCGGTTATCGGCCCACAAGACGGCATGATCCAGGGCCTCGTCCTGCTTCGCATCGGCAATATGTGGTACTCTGACCAGCAGGTTGTCGAAGAGAAGGCCGTGTTTATTCATCCCGAATATCGCAGCGCCAAGGGTGGTAGGGCGCGGCAACTTTGCGAGTATAGCAAAAAGGTTTCCGACACCCTTGGGATTCCCCTCATTATTGGTGTATTGTCCAACAACCGCACTGAGGGCAAGGTGCGGATGTATGAGCGCATCTTCGGTAAACCTGCGGGCGCGTTTTTCCTTCATAATGCCGCGACTGGTAACTTCTCACGGACGGAGCATTAAATATGGGGGGCAAAACTTCGCAGTCTACGCAGCAGGTTACGATCCCGCCTAATGTACTGGCGCAGTACAATGCTGTTAACGCCAATGCGCAGGAGGTCGCCCAGACCCCGTTCCAGCAATACGGCGGTGAGTTCGTTGCCCCTGTAAACCAGCAGCAGCAAGCGGGCATTTCTGCTACTAACCAAGCTGCCGGTCAGGCGCAGCCGTATTACGGCGCGGCGACCCAGCAGCTTATGGGAGCCCAGGGCGCGGGACAGAACTATTACGGCGCCGCAACAGCCGCCACGCAGGGCGCGTATCAAGGCGCGCAACCCTATAACCAAGCCGCCACCAATCTCGCTCTGATGGGCGCTGGTCCCGTCAACGCCCAGCAGATTGGAGGTCAACAGATCGGCCAGTTCATGAGCCCCTACCTGGGGTCGGTGGTCGGCTCCGAGGCTGCGCTCCTGAATCAAAATAACCAGCAGGCCATGTCTGGTCAGCTTGGTAGTGCTATCCAGTCTGGGGCTTTTGGTGGCGACCGTGGCGGCGTAGCCGCCGCTAACCTCGCGCAGCAGCAGCAACTGGCTAACGCTAATATCTACTCCAACCTGCTCAACACCGGCTACGGACAAGCCCTGTCGGCGGCGCAGCAGCAGCAGGGCGTCAACCTGTCGGCGGAGCAAGCCAACCGCGCCGCCCTGCAGCAGGCGTCCGGGCAACTCGCCGGTATTGGGCAGCAGGGATACGCCCAGGGCACCGGCACCGGCGCGCAACTGGCCTCTCTCGGCCAGGGTGTTTACGGCATGGGCGCGGGCACGTCCCAGGCCCTGGCGGGCCTCGGTGCGGGCGCGCAGGCGGCGGCGCTTCAGGGGGCGCAGGCGCAACTCGGTGCGGGCACCCTGCAGCAGCAGACCCAGCAGGCGCAGGATACGGCCCTCTATAACCAATTCCTGCAGCAGCAGTCCTACCCGTTCCAGACGGCGCAATTCATGGCGAATATCGCCGAGGGCACAGGCGCTCTGTCTGGATCGACTACGAACACGACGCAGCCGGGAGGTCTTCTTGCGCGAGGCGGCACCGCCGACCGCAGGCACGCTC